CGAGGCGTTTTCTGCGTTTTAGGAACAGGAGTTACCATTACTGGTAACTCCTCTCCGGGTTCGAGGATGTCGACCTCCTCATACTTACCATAGTATGAAGGAGAAGGAAAGAGATGGTCTCCAAAGTGGAAGACCTCTTCTAACCTTTTGGTCCAAGTTCGCTGCTTAAATTTCTGGTTACCCAGAAGTTTATCAGCAGTAGAACCTGGACCATGTCGTGGTATGATTTCACCATTGTAGATCTTGCGATCTACTTTGGAGAAAACCGTACTAAAGACAGAAGCTGACATTGAGCTGAAACGTTCGAAATCAATCGACGTAAGCCCTTTATCAAACTGTCTAACATCCTGCTCACACTGGATGAATTCCTCCATGGCATTGAAAGTCCTCGCATCACTGCAAGGAATTTCAATCTTCGAGAATACCAACGTAAGTTGGCGTATAACTCGAATTGCATCCACGGAAGGTTCATCTAGCAACCGACCACTAGTGCGATCAAACACAAGATCGAGATAACCCCCGAGGAATCGGGGGAGCTCTCCTTTTCTCTTAAACGAAGAGAAAAGACTGCGATCTACCACTCCTTGGTCCAGACTTTTTTGAAAGTCTTTACCAAATTGTGGCAAGGTTATCGTTAAAAACGATAACCCTTCGTGTTTGATGCGACGATGAACTGTTCTGCAGTCCATCGCGGCGCTAGTGCAACATATGTTAGCGCATTCATTGGCTAACACATTCCAGAGTAACTGCAGGCTTTTCATCTAGCCCTCCTTAAATAGAGGTGTTTAGAATCCTGGCCTACGGTTAACAGGTCACAAGTAAACTGTTATATTTGATAAAACAGAATACTTGTGAGGATTAGCAGCAGGCAGATGAGGACATCAAGGATCACTACTGCAAGCAGTAGTGATGCCATGATGGGCCCAACTGCACGGTAACCAAGTCGAGGCCGGGGATCTTCAACGAACCCCTGCGAATCGCCATTGGCACCGTATCTGTCGCTACGACTCACCACCGAGAAGTTTGGTGATGAGCGCATCCGATGAAGCGTGTAGCTGGGTGTTAAACCCATCAAACACGTACTTCACGTCGGTGTTCGAATATCCAATGTTTTCGATATCGAACACAAGATAACAACTCATCCCCACTTTCTGGTTGAGAGTGGAAATGAGTGGATCGACGACGTATTTCGAATGATCCACCCTTAGAACACGGCGAGTCCGCTTTCCATAAGTG